GTGTCTGTGACTCGCTTGCCGAACACCATGATCTCACCATCATCGGTAAGAGCTTGGGCGTTCATCTCATCACCGGCGTCGACAAAGTCGGCAATTGGCTTGATCAGATCGCTGAAGCTGACATCCGCCACTGAGCTTGAGTCAGTCAGAGGCTTGTTCAGACTTGCGGTGCGCGTGTCTGTAGAAGCAATAGCGTCGTTAGATCGCTTTTCGAACGCCATGTTTTCGACATCAGACTTAGTGACCGCATCGTCAGGCACATGCTTGCCGAAGGTCATCACCTCGCCGTCGTCGGTTGGGACGCTGGCGTTGAAGTCGTCCTGCGAATGCAGGCTTTCGTTGATCTGCCTTTGCAGGTAGAAGGTCTTGATGTCGACAGGGTGCAGCGTCTCGTTTGCCGCCTTCTTGAAAACCAGAAGAGTCTGGGTGTCAGAAGTTGCCGAGCTGTCGAAGAAGCGCTTGCCAACTGTCAGACGACTCAGATCAGCAACAACATTGATCTCATGGATGACTGGGTTCAAGCCGCGATAGTCGACCTGTGCATCCATCATGATGCTGATCCAATTGATCGCAGCTAAAGGGACAACCCTTTGAACGGTCACGCCTGCGGAAATGCTGGCGGTGCTGACAGTGTTGGCGGCTTGTACCTGAACAGATGCAACCGGACGTACTGTCGTGACGGTTGCAACAATTCTGGACAACGCCATCAGAAGTCCTGACGAATCTTAAATTTCAACAGGTCGTAGACGGTTTGAACCGTACCGTCGCCGTAGGTGATTTCAATCTCACCCTCGTAGTCACCAGCAGGTTGATTCAGGTCTGTAGACCCCCAAAGGAACTGAACACGACCACCAGCGCCAAGTGTGTTGTATGGCGATGTGCTGTTCACGGTTCCATCTGCATTCAGTGCGCCAACAAGCAATACGCCAGTAACGGTGGCGAGAATGGTTGTACTGCCGACGGCGCGGAAGTACATGCGGACAGTAGCGCCATTCAAGCCGATAGGCTGACCGCTGGTTTCATCCGTCAGGCTGACGACGAGCGCAGGCTTTGTGTCGCCTTGTACGAGTTTAATTTTGTCTGCCATGATTCCTCACCACTTAACTTTGTCCGCCCAGTAGGCGGCGCTCATCTTGCCCTTGGCAATATTCTTGGCATGGCGAGCTTTGAATGCTTCATTGCGAGCCGAGCCGTCTGGAGATCCTTTCACGCCTTGCTGACCAAAACGGATTGTCTTGACTTGGTCGCCAGACTTGGCAACAACAACATGGCTCTTGGTTGGATGGCTTGGTGTAGCCTTTGGCTTGTTGTAGCCGGAGACTCCGGCTCGAGTCAGACGAGAATCTTTCTTCTCAGCCATGTCAGATCCTTGGGATTACGACCCGCAGGTCGGAGCGAACATAGCCACGCACAGCGCGTTGACGAGCTGTATTGACGCCTTCGTCAAAGAATGTCTTTGAGGCAACAGCGCCGTCTGGGCTTGTGAATGGTTTCTGCGGAGCAGACATCAAACGATACTTCGCGCCATGACCAATGATCTCGGCATAGTCTTCAAAGATCACATCGTCAATTGAGTTGGATGCGCGAGTAGGCTTCAACGCCACACGCATGGTTAGCGCAGATGCAGCGGTCTCCATTGGGAATGGGTAGATCGTGTAAGTGCGCTCATCCTTCTGGGTGATGATGTTTGGGTCTTGCTTTGTGATTACTGCGCCGGGGAAGCGAGAGTTGTAGATCAAGGCGGCAGGCAATTCGTCTGGAGCCTTGGGCGTCAACTCAGTTCCCTTGTACCAAGCGCGCAAGATCTTGCTAACCAAGTAGCCTGTTGGAGGCTCGAAGTCGTAGTCGATGGTTCCCTCGAGAACCGTGACAGGATCGTGGTCGCGCTGAATGATCAAGCTGCCTTCGCAGAAATCGATGACGGCATTCCGAATGGCGACCTTCGCCAGCGCGGGAGTACAGCCGGGAAGGTAGGGTAGAACCTCGTCAAAGAAGTCTTCGTAGGTCTTGCTCATAAAGTCATCAACACCGTCTTAAAGTTTTGATTGAAAGCGCCAGCGCGACCGTCGATGGAATACTCATCATCGATGGCGTTAGAGCGCCCGACAACATAGTCCTTGAGACAGAACTCATACTCGGGAGGGAGTGGAGTGCTGTCGCCAAGAACATAAGTGCCAAGGGTTGTCTTGAATGTGCCAATGAACAAGTCTGGGCGGATGCGCTTGGCATACGCAATGGCTTCATTGGCGTACTTGAGGAGCTGGGCGTCGCTGTAACGAGTCTTGTCGGCGTCGTTCAGCAAGACCCTTGCGTCATCAATTACGGATTGAAATGTAGCCATCACTGGTTCCTTTAAGCTTGTTCAGCCTTATCGCCGTCTTCCTGAGCGGCAGGCTCTTCTGCGGCAGGAGCAAGCTCTTGAGCTTTCTCTGCCACAGCATCTTTCCAAGTCTTGCGCTTGGGCTTCTCAGCCGCAACAGGCTCGGACGGAACTTGCTCTGGTTGAGTCTCTTCTTCGATGATTGGTTCGTACCAAGGCATCTCTTCGATGAGATATGGGTTGTACACGATGACCTTGCCGGTCCGTGTGTTGCGCATGTTTTTGGGTTTGGCTTGTTTTGTCATAGTAAAAGAAAGGGGTGAGGTTTTACCCCCACCCCTTAAGGCTCCTGCTTAGGATTAAGCCTTCACGATCACGCCGTTAACCAAAGCCTCAGGCTTGGTCACTTTGTAGCCGAACACGTTCAGACCACGCATGATGTTGCCGAAGGTTGATTGAGCGCGGAGAGTTTCCACGTTGGTGATTTGCGAGGCAAACGAAACTGCGTCACGAGTACCAGCCATGATGTAGCTGTCGCCGTCGGCGGTCTTGGGCAAGTTGTTGCTCAAGTAGACGGTGAAGCGGTCGATCATGCCGATCTTGCCGTTACGCAATGGAGACACGGAGTCACCAGTCAAGTAAGCTTGACGGAGTTCCGAGCCTTTGATCAACGCACCAGCCCAAGCTGGCAACACGATCCAGCGACCTTCTTCGGGAACGTTTTGCTCGTCCAAAGCCAGACCCATGTTCAAGATGGTGTCCAAAGCTGTGGTCTTGCTGAAGCCCACTGGAGAGGCGTCAGTACCCAAGTTCAAGTTGCCAGAGATAGCGCCAGCAGTTGCACCTTTGTTTGCAGCCACAGCGCCGTCTTTGATGCCGCTCAACACCAAAGCGTCGATGGCGATCTTCATTTGCTGTGAAGCGTCGTTGGTGAACATGTCCATCAGCTTGACGTCAGCTTGGTGAGCATCGATGTCGTCAACGACAACACTGAAGTACTTACCGTAGTCGATGGTCAATTCCAGAGGAGTCGACACAGGGACTTCGTTCGTCAGGTTCATGCCTTTGGTGTAGTCACGAACGCTGATAGTTGGGATGGTGCGGATGTGGACTTTGTCGCCCTGACCCTTGATCTCGCCTTCCCAGTCGTTGTTCGTGATCTCACCGAGAACGGTGGATTTGTAGAACTTGACTTGGAGTTTGCCAGACCAGAGTTCGGGGATGAAGTTACCAGCATACGAGTTGGTAGTTTGACCACTTACATAGTAGCCAGAGGTTACGCCTACGGACATTTGAGTTTCCTTTGATTAAATGCCCATGCCGCAACTTTTAGCGAATACGCTTTTCAATGTGCGCGGCATGGATGTCTGCTTCGATGGCAACCATGTCCTTGTCACTGATCTTCCCTTGACGAGCCTGCGCGTAGAAGTTTTGGATCTCTGCTCGAGTCCAGATCTTCTTCCCGGGTGGGGGCGTAGACACTGTTGAGGTAGCAGGAACAACTTGTTCCTCCAGTGACGAGGCAGCGGTTGCCGCTTGTTGGTTTGACATCTCTTTCCACTTGTTGAAGAAACGAGCTGCGCGTATAGCGTCGTTGCTTCTATGAGCATCTTCAAGCGAATCTTGGCGCTGTAGACCTGTCAGTTCATCGTATTCGGCAAGCCACTTAAGGAAGCCATCGTCACGGTTGATCTCTTCCCATTCAGGGCAAGAGGCACTCAGACGAGACCAGAAGTCAACTTCCGCCGTCTTGGCGTTGGTTGCTTCGAATTGCTCAAGACGAGATTTCAATTGCAGGATCTCTTGATCCTTAGATGAAACTTCTTCTCTGGCGGCTCGGCGGATCAGATCCACCAATGGTTCGCCAAATTCTTGAACTTCCTCGGGTTTGACGAGCGGTTCTTGAACAGATGCTTTCGCATTCCGTATTGACTCAAGCTCTTTCTCGATGCTTTGCAGCTTTGCCGTAAGCTCTTTGTTAGACGCAGCCAGCCTCGGGACCTCGGCATCATATTTGCCTCTTAGCGACTTGTAGCGTTGCTCCCATTGGTTTTCCTCTGCCGGAGGAGCCTGCGGGGCTTCGGTACTTGTTGCGGGTTCCGCTGGAGCAGCAACAGATTGGGCTTGCTCCTCTTCAGGTTGTTGACCGTTGGCAGCGATCTCACCTTCTTGTGACTGTGAATTCTGGGCTTGGTTTAGCTGTTTAAGAATTTCATCAGCTCGTTGTTCCGCCTCTAGGACGGCGCGTGGTAGGGACATCATTACTCCATTACATATCGTTACTGCGTCTGGAAGCCCGAAGGTTTTTCCATTCGCATTCGCGGTGCTTTGGGTTTTGCTACGGTAGATAGTGACCGTAGCGCACTACACCCTCGACGAGGGTATTACTTGCGACGGCTTGCAGCCTGTCGTGCGTTCTTGGCTGTGTCGATCAGCTCATCAAGAGCTTGACACGCACCTTGATTCCAGCGGTTGAGGACTTCGTCCTTCGCTAGATCATTGTCTTTGCGTATGCTGTCTAAGTTGCCTTGCAACCATGCCAGCACAACTTGAAATTCAACATTGCCCTCAAGTGCGGTGAGGGCTTGGATGACTCGAAGATCTGGGCGTTGAAGCATCAGCGGCGCGGCAACAGAGTCTTCGAATCAACATTCGATGTATCGATTACGCCACGACCAGCGGGTTTCGATGGGGCGTTCACTTGGCGGCGAGACTCATTGCCGTAGTCTTCGTTGCGAGCCATAAGCTTCTCAACGGTACGGTTCGAGCGACGCTCAGCCGCATCCTCAGAGAAAGACTTGCCAGTCGAGCCGCTGCTCTTTGATTCAGCAGCTTCAGCCTTCTTGTCAGCTGCACCCTTGGCATATTCCTTCTTGTACTGCTTGCCGTTCCAC